CACTCCACCAGCCTTCACGATGGGTACGGGCGGAATTGCAATTGACTATCCGATGCTTCAAGTTATTTGTCGAGCAGGTCGTGAAGATTATCCAACGGCGCGAGATGCGGTTGAGGACATTCGAAACTTGCTTGCTTCTGTAACTGATGCCACAATTTCAGGTGTTAATGTTTTGCGGATAGAACCAATGGGTAGTGTTAATCCATTGGGGATAGACCCAAAACAGCGACCACTACTATCGGTGAATTTTCGATGTCTAGTGAGGAAGTAGTACAGGAGCCAACGGCTCCCCAAGAGAGAGTGGTAGACCCGTATGGCAGAAACGCAACGACAGACGAGTTCCAAAGGTGCTGGAAATGCGACAGACTCCTCTTTGAGTCGGCTACGCGACCATGGAGTATCCGATGTCCTAGGTGCAAGTCAAAAAATAAATCTGGATGATTTTACCTCTAAGTTAGACTCCCTCAATGGAAAAAAGACCTTGCCTGGGCATGAGTGCGCGATGGGTAAATTGATGAGAGAGTTGCCTGAAGCCTTCTCGTCAAAACTTATGGAAACTCTTAAGAATCCTGCAATTGAAGGAACCGCAATAACAAAGGTTCTTGCTGACTTTGGGTTCGAGATGAGTTCGAATGTTGTTCGCCGTCACCGCCGTAGGTTGCAAGGCTTAGACGGATGCAAGTGTGAAAAATGAACCTAGATGATGCTCTTGAGAACTTATTAAAAACAACAGAAAACAATACGACTCAACCTATGGAGTCGCGCAAAAGAAGCGCTGAATGGACTCCTGGGGTTTCTTGGGATGGCAATGAAGGCGTAGTAACCACAGAACCAATGGTGGGCGATTCTCACCCAGATTGGTCAGGAGTTCTTCGTATCTGGGGTCTCGACCCCGATAACTTCGCTGTTGTCGAGCCTGTCCTTTTCAATGTGTGGGGTAACGCCGAAGGTGCGCTGAACCGCCAATGGAAAGGAAAGGTCGTTCGTAAAGGGGCTAAAGAACGCGCCGATATAGACCATTTGATTCAAGAGATACGAAAGCATAAGCCCAGAGAAAGAAAGCCACTCATTGAAGGTAGCGCCAGTTTAGTTGTAGTTGCCGCTGATTGGCAGGTCGGTAAGAAAGATGGAGATGGACTTAAAGGTTTAGTTGGTCGCTGGCTCCAAGCCATTGACGATGTTGAAGCCCGATACAAAGAGTTGAAAAAGATGGGCAGACCCATTGAATCCATAACTGTCCTTTGCCTTGGTGATTTAGTTGAAGGTTGTGATGGACATTATGACATCCAAACTTTTACCGTGGAAGTTGATAGACGAGACCAAGTAAAGATTGCTCGCCGTCTCCTTAGAGATGCCCTAATCCGCTGGTCTAAATTTGCTCCTGAAATCACAGTTGCGGCGATTGGCGGAAACCATGGCGAAAACCGTAAGAACGGAAAAGCCTTTACGACTCTCAACGACAATGACGATGTAGCCCTAGTTGAGTCCGTTGCTGAAATCTTCCAAGCCAATCCAGAGGCTTACGGGCATATCAAGTTTGCTATCCCAACCGATTCTCTATCGCTAACAGTTGAAGTGGGAACAAAAATCATCGGAATTACTCACGGGCATCTGGCTCGCGCTGGGGCTGGAGTTGAAGCCAAACTTCGCAGATGGATTGCTGACCAGACACTCGGGCGCAATAAAATCGGAGATTGCGATATTTTAGTGACTGGTCATTATCATTCACTCAAGATGGCAGATTGGGGTGGAGTCAAGTGGCTCCAAGCCCCCGCGTTGGATGGAGGAAGCGTATGGTGGAGTCAATCAACGGGAGAAACTGCGGATGTGGGAGTTCTGACCTTTGTTGTGTCGGAGCGGGGGATAACAGACCTCCAACTGCTTCAATGAATGACCCTAGAGACTTAGCCCTATATGCGGCTGAACTCGTCTCTGGAGACCGTCAAGAGGCTTATGGACACCCTTTGGATAACTTCACTAGGGCGGCTCAAATCTGGAGCGCTATCCTCGGTATACAGGTTACAGCCGAGCAGGTGAGCCTATGTATGGTGGGAGTCAAGATTGCCCGAGAAGCCCATATCACCAAGCCCGATACGGTGGTAGATGGCATCGGATACTTCCTGACTTTAGCGATGATTCGAGAAGAACGCGCTCGCAGGGAGTCTTGATTATTTAACCCCAGTTTGATATACTTATGTTGTCGGAAGGAGACAGCATGAGAGAGTTCAGAATCTCTGAAGTTAATGTTGATAAGACTCTTATCAGAGCGCAAAAGATTGCTCAGCGCGGTCAAAAGCAAGGGTTATCTGGCGGTTTCAAAGTCAGCATCCAAGAGCGCGTTGAAGAAATCAAGGGCGTTGAGTTCCAGTATCAGGTCTTGGTGATTGAAGGCGAACCACTCAAGTATCAGGGTTGGGAATTCGTAGGCGTTGCTGAGTTCATTGAGGAACAAATCATCCTTCACGGCATCTCAGAAGAAATCTCAATTCAAGCATCCGATGTTAAAAAGGGATATTGCGACCATTGCCAGAAGGTTCGTAACCGTGGCAAGGTTATCTTCGTCAAGAACGAAGAAGGAAAGTTGAGTCAGGTCGGCTCAAGTTGCGTTAAGGACTTCATCGGCTGGACTTTCTACGCGAGCGCTTTAGTCACAGAGCAAGACTTTGAAGATGAGTTCGGTGGCTGGTCAGGCGGAATCTCCGCGATTAGCACAGAGGCAATCATCGCTCACGCTATCTTGGCAGTTAAGAAGTTAGGTTATGTGAAGGCATCTGAGGGAGTCTCCACAAAAGACTTGGTGTGGGGCGTTCTCAAGAACATCAACCAATACAACGAAATCTGGGCAAAGAATGAAATCGGTGAGGCTGGAGAGGCTGAGTATGCAAAGGCTCGCCAACTTATCGAGTGGGGCAAGAACTTCCAAGGCGAGAGTTCATACGCTCAGAATGTTCGCTCCGTCTGCCAGTTAGGATTCCAAAAGGATTCAACAGTCGGTATCGCAGTTAGCATCGTCAAGGTTGAGGCTAACGAGCGTGAGAAGGCAGTCGTTGAAAAGGTTGAATTCAAGAAGGAGCAGTTCGCTGAGACAGGCGCAAAGGTCGAGGTTGAGGTAACCGTGGCTGGCTCCAATACTTTCGAGACACAATACGGCTGGACAACATTGTTCACTTTCGTAAACGAGGGTGGCTACCAGTTCAAGTGGTTCTCATCCAGCGGTGGCAATGTTGAAATTGGCGATAAGGTCAAAATCAAGGGAACAGTCAAGGGTTCAGATGAGTACAAGGATGTTTACTCAACAGTTCTTACTCGTTGCAAGTTCATCTAAAAACCCATACGGTACACTTTCCTTAATGTGCGCTAGTCGCCCCAGTTAGTCGTCTTACTTCCGTGTCCTTGTGACCTTAGACGGTGTACTTGGGCTACCCATGCGCCGTCAAGGAGGAATAGATGGCTAAGTACCGCGTACTTCAGGGTATTGATTACCCACCAAACAAACGCGCCGAAATTGGCGATGTCGTAGAAGATTTGCCAGCCACATCAATCAAGTGGCTACTTGAGTCTGGCGCTATTGAGGATTCCTCTAAGCCAGCAAAAACAGTTGAAGAAACAAAACCAGAGCCAATCGTTGAGCCAGTAGTCGAGGCTCCAGTTGAGGCTGTCAAAGAAGAAGATGGATTTGACCCAGATGCCACAGATGGCGATGGAGATGGTTTTCTTCAAGATGGAACAATTCACCAGCGCCCAGTTGAGGAGAAATAATGCCTACTTTCCGTCACGGTAAAAATGTACAAGTTTTCGTAGATGAGTTTGATTTCTCATCTTATTTCAATGATGTAAGCGCATCAACAACAGTTGAGACAGCCGAGACAAGCACCTTTGGCTCAAGCGCCAAAGAGTACATCTCGGGTCTAAAAGATGGAACCGTATCGCTTTCAGGTATGTTCGAGGCAACAGCAAGCGTTGGTACCGATAGTTATTTTGCAACAGTCCTTGGTGGAGCAACAAAAGAAAAAGTTATTGTTGCAACCGAAGGTCATTCTAACGGCGCTCGCGCCGTGATGCTTGAGTCCGATGCCACTTCATACGAGGTATCAGGAGCAATCGCAGATGTTGTTCAGGCAAGTGCTGAGTTCCAGTCAAATAATGGCGTAGACCACGGGGTTATTTTGTCCTCTGGTTCAGCCGTTAGTGCGACTGGAAACGGAACAGGCGTGGACAATGGCGCTTCATCAGCCAATGGCGGAGTTGCGTTTCTATCCGTTCCGACAAATACTCGAAACGGAAATATTACTGTAAAAGTTCAGCAGTCAGCAGACAACTCAACCTTTACAGACTTGGTGACCTTCACCGCAATTACATCAACTCAAAAGACTTCTTACCGAGTTGAAGTTGCGGCTGGAACATCAGTAGCAAGATACCTGCGCGTGAACTACACGGTTGCAGGTTCCACAGGTACCGCCACCCCAATCGTGGCTTTTTCAAGGAGATAACAAATGCCTACATTTCGTCATGGTAAGTCCACCGTATTCAAGGTAGACAATTCAGGTGGCACACTTACCGATATTTCAAACACACTTACAGATGTTTCATTCCCTCAAACAATTGAGACCGCTGAAACAACTTCATTCGGTTCAAGCGCAAAGACCTACATTGTTGGTCTTTCAGATTCAACCGTTTCGGCATCAGGTAACTTTGATGCAACAGTTGATGCTCACCTAGCGGCAATCGCAGGACAAGCGGCAACAGTTTCATTCGAATATGGTCCAGAGGGTTCAACTGCTGGTCAGGTCAAGTACACAGGCGAGTGCATTATGACTTCTTACGAGAAGTCTGGCGCTGTTGGCGATGTCGTGACATACTCAGCAGAGTTCCAAGTAACAGGTGCCGTAACACGCGGTACATACGCATAATTTAATAACCATACAACTTAATAAGTCGTGACCAACCTAGTGTCCAAGGAGAAATAAATGAGTCTCAAAGAAACAATCTTTAGTGCCGATGACATCACAAAAGAACTTGTAGAAGTTCCAGAGTGGGGAGTAACCGTAGAGGTTCGCTCCATGACAGCGGCGGAACGCGCCAAGTTGGGTGAGGGCGCATCTAAGGGCGACAAAACAGATGTCGGTCTTATGTACGCCATGACAGTTATCTCAACTGTCTATGACCCAGCAACAGGTTTACCAGTCTTTACAGACCAAGATAAAGAGTCCATCCTTTCAAAGAATGGTGCAGTAGTTGAGCGCCTTGCTACAAAGGCACTTGGCTCATCTGGTCTGACAGCAGAGGCGGTAGACGAAGCACAGGCACGATTTCCTAAAGAATCCTGAGCGTAGATTTCTTTTCGAATTAGCAGAAAAGTTGGGTAGGTCGGTGGCTGAACTTCTTTACGGGAGTCCAGCACACCGCCCCCTTACAAGTATGGAATTAACTGAGTGGACTGCGCTTTGGACTCTCAAGGCAAAAGAGCAAGAGAAGGCAGAGCGTAGAGCGAAAGCGAGGCGATAATGGCAGAAACTCCAACCATGGAAGTTCGCGCTCGGCTAACCGCTGAAACCGCACAGTTTACAAAGGGTATGCAACAGGCTACCCAATCAATGAATCAGTTCACCGCGCAATCATCTTCCTTGCGTGGTGCAGTCTTAGGCGTAGGAATTGCGGCGGGTACCGCAACTGCGGCGATGATTGCATTTGGCACAAAAGCATTTATGGCGGCGGCTCGCGTAGACGAGTTGGATGTCTCTATGAACGCCGTTGGAAAAGCAACGGGTCTTGGCTATCAGGCAATTAGAGATGCGGCGATAGCCACAAAAGACATGGGTATTGAGATGGAGGTTGCTCAGCAATCAGCCATTAAATTTGCTCAAAACAATTTAGATTTAGCCTATGCCTCTCAGTTGGCTAGAGCGGCTCAAGACCTTGCGGTTGTATCTGGT